TAATCATCTTCTAAGAAATAAGAAAATAATTGCTCATAAATAATTCCTTCGGGTGTAGATTCCAAAGAAAAGTTTATGAAAATTACTGCTCCGGCTATTAATTCAAATCCGGTTAAATCAAAAGACATTTTCCCATCAATAACATTTACTTCAGGGTCGGGAGCTTCGTAGTCATATTCTTGATCCGCAATTGTAACAGTTAGCAATTCGCCTATTAAATCATTAGCAACTAAATCCAAAGTGTAATCCATAATAACCGGATTGCCTAAATCATCAATTAGATTTTTACCTTCTAAATAATTACCATAAGCAACTCGATTACCTATCAATGCTTGTGCGGTAGTTTGTTCAGGAATATTATCGAATGAACGGAAATATTCAGATTCCGGTAATTGTCGGTAGATTTTACTATTATTGAATTGAATAGTTTGAACTTGATTATCTGTCCACCCTTGGTCTTCTTTAATGTATCTATCAATTACATAGATGCTATTTGAATCGGAATACTTGAATAATAAATCAATTCCGTCAACTTCTCTTGGTCCGGTATTAAAACTTAAATTTACTCCGTTGAATACGTTTTGCATACCATAATTCACGAAACTTTCGAAATCTAAATCAAATGGACCCGGAACGAAATTGTATTTTGACCATGTAGAAGCACATGAATAATAACCGTCTTTGTATCTAAATCTATAAGCGAAACTTAAAAATTTCTCAGTGAGGTTATTACTTTCAACGTTTTCGGAAGATATTGTAGGAGTTAAATTATTTTGAAATAATGGCGGTGGTTTGATAAGCATTATTTCTTCAGGAGTAAATCCGTCTATTCCCCATGTTTTGGCTCTTTCAACATTAATTACTCTAGGCGGATTACTATCTCCTGAAAACAATATAATTGTACCATTACCCTCGGCAGAAGGAAATACATCAACATTTAAAATACGTTCTCCTTCTCTAAAATTTAATCTAGTTCCGGTAGTAGATTGTAACACAACAACTGCTAATTCGGTCAATGTATCAAATTCAATTATGTAATCGTAATCAGCAGCCTTAACGAAATAATAGATTTTATTTTCAGATTCGTTCTTTCCTACGCCAATAGTTTTTCCACTTTGAAATTCAAAGTCGGTTTTTTGAATATTGCCTATAACGTTTTTTCCAACACCTCTGTCGCTTCCATCCGTTATGGCTACGAGGAAATTTTCAGCATCAACAAGCGTACCTACTTGAACAAAGCGTGAATCATTATCCTTGTCAATTGTGCCTGGAGCGAATATGTTGTTTATCTTCATTATCTAATCCATTTATTTCCGCCTGATAGCGATAATATTAATTGGTCAACTCTAAAATTACCCATTGCAATACGAGTGTTTCTAAATAAAGTGTGATATACTTTTTTAGCCTCCATCTTCTCATAATTAGGAACACCGGAATCAGTTTTGATTAATTGGTAGTAAGTCCATGCTAAAACTGCCTGAGTAGCTTTTTTATGAACCCTAATATTTTCTTCGGCAACTTCTAGTCCGTCTGAAATATATTCGATTATAATCGTTTTAGAAGCGTTTTCTGAACCAAATTTAATTACACCGGCTTGTCTGTCTATATTGAAATAACCATTCATATTGGCTGTTGTATCAACTCTCCATAAAGGTTCTCCACCACAATTACAATCACCGCAACCGCCATTTTCTGAACAAGCGTATCTATTGTATTGAGTTCTTCGTATTCCTAATTGGTCATTGATGTTTTCAGTTCCAGAAGTTCCTTTTAAAATTTCCCCATCTTCATCAAATAAAATATTCGCTTCATGGTCTTGTAAGTATGAAACTGCCAATTGCCATTTTTTATTTTCGCTCATTGGATGGAATTGACCTGTTTCTTTATTCAACCAGCTAATCCGGCAATAATCAACGAAGTCTGGCGGTAAGATTAAATAATGAGCGTTATCTAAATTCAACTCAACTATTTTGATGTTGTTTAAAGTGTTGCTATTAAAATGACGAATTCCCAACTTCATTTGCAAAACAATCTCTTTTCTTGAAGGAGTTCTAAGTATTTTTCCGTTGCCGGTATATGTTTGAATAAACATATTTACCAATTGTTCTATGGTATCATACTGATAATTACCGTGGTTATCGGCATCAGAATAATAAACTTGTGGATTCATTGAACTCATCTCTATCTATTTAAGATTGTTGTTGGTTTTCTTTTTGTTCCTCCATATTTGCGACTTGAACTACCTCTGATTCTCGGATGCTTAATCCGCAATAAATCAAAATTTTCATCACTAATTTAGAATATAAACTAGGTAGCAATTCAAAATCTTGCTTATCAGATGCCGACGGATTGTAAACTGGATTTCCATTTACATTAACATACGTCCATTTTGGGCTACGTGGTGTTCTAATATAAGCCATTTCAGCAGTATAAGGACTTACAATTGTTGGATAAATTTTATACGAATTGCCTATTTTTTCAGCAATTGGAAATGTAATTGAAGGAGCATTAGTACTTGAATTAATTGATAAATTCAATTCGCTTTTTGATACAATTTCAATATCGGTTTTCTTACCTTGAGCATTTACTAATGATAATGCGATTAATCTGTAAAAATCAGTTCCGGTGTATGTGTATAAATTAGTTGTCGGATTATAAGTAAAATTACTCGGTGTAGTGTATTCTGAAAATACTTCAACTTGTTCTAAAATGTTTGCAGAAATATCAGCATTTCCGTCACCTGAAAGTCTTTTATTTAAACGATTCAACCAATTGTTGTATTCAAAAAATAAGGTTTCAAGTATATCTTGTTGAGCTAATGACGCGAAGCTGTTAAATTTAGAGGGCTCCACTGAACCGAAAGAATTTTTTTCGAGTAACATTAGTACTGTATTGTAGACTGTATTAACCGGTATCATATCGTAACTGTTTAGGACAAAGATAATTATTTTTTAAATACATATAATAAAAAAACCACTCTCATAAGAAAGTGGTTTAATTACAAACAAAAAAAACTAAAAAACTATGGTTTGATTAAAATTGAGCCTTTAAATAATCAAAGTACACAACTCCTTTATCGGACTTGGCCCATGCAGCGAAAACATCCCATTCATCCATTCCGATAGGAACTATTTCAAGTACCTCTCGATTTGTTTTCATAAACTTTTGGTTTTCAAACAAAATAAGAGCTTTTTCAACAGCCGATTTTCCGACTGCTTTAAGTTCTACTGATGGGTCGCTTAAATAAGGAGAAACTTTGTATGGATTCATACTTGTTTCATAATACAATTCCTCTTGGATTTGTTCTGGACTCCAATTGTATGAATAATTTTGACACACCAATCTCGCAATGGCTTTTTGCTTAGTATAACCGATTTCACGAACTTTTTTATTTGTTTCAAATCCAAAGTTCAATTCAGCAGTACGTTTTCTTGATTCGGCTCTTTCGTCCAATTCTTTAAATGCAACTCCGTTATCAGGGTGTATTGCCAAAAACTTTTGCAAATTTACTTCTGTTGCCGGAACATACAATTCTCCATAAGTCATTGTTATGTGAGAAGCAATAGCATTGTTTGATTGATTTTCAATAAAGAAAGAAGATTCATTTGTCGCATATCTCAATGCGTGTTGAGTTCCTTTTTCTTTGTTGAAATATTGTAATGCTGATCGGGTTTTGTGTTTTGACCGAATACTCATTGAAATGGCTTTTGGAGCCAATATAGCAACGTATTTTCTGTCTCTGACTTCCCAATTTCTTAATTCAGGTAAATCATCTAAATTTACACCTTTAGCAAATGGATTAGAGTTTGTTTGAACGACTCTTTCTACTATTTGTGGTTGTGGTTGTGAGATTAGAAGTTCTTTTTTTAATGCTTCGAACTTCTCGTTCATCATTCTGTCTACTTCTTCCGGAGTGTAGAGCTTTTGAGTAGGCTCTTTTACAACTTCCTCTTCTTGTACTTCAACGTTTACAGCACTTGCTGTTAAAGCATCGATTTCTTCTTGTCCTACTTCACCGATTACGATGTCGTCTTGGACGTTTTTTTGTCTTGCCATTTCTGTGTGTATTAAATTAAATTAGTTTAAAAAAAATAAAAAAGAGGGATATGTTTCAATCCCTCTTAGTTTTATTACTATCCTTGGATTCTGAAAACGTTGTTTCTTCCAACCAATACTAAACAAGATTCAGTAATGAAGTCAGTTACGATTTCATCAACTCTTGAATTTCCTACTTCAGCACCAGTTACAACAACTTTAAATCTACGGTCAGTTTGTCCGTTTGCTCTGTAACGTAAGTGTAAGAACGGTTGAACAGCAGTTGTAGATTTTTGAATATCATAAACCGGTTTAGAACCTGAAGGAATGATTAATCCATGAACTTTACTTGCTCCTAAGTTAGAACCTGCTTGAGTTGGCTCATCTAAATATCTCCAATTTGATTTGGCCCATTCGTAGTTACCTCTTGTAAATCCTGTAAACTGTAAGCTAATTGCCATGTCTTTGCTGTTATTGAACATACCGTAAGATAAACCTACTGTATTAGTTTCAGCTAACATATCATCAATAGCAATAGATTGAGCAGATGTGATGTACATATAGTTTTGTGCGATTGCTCCTTGTTGGTTTGCTCTTTCGATGATTTCGTCAATATCAGTTAAATCAGAAATAAAAGTAGAAACGTTACCTTCTCCGGCAGCAGACATTAAACCTTGAGTACCTTGGTAGCCAGCAGTAGCCAAATCAGAAGCCCACAATTCACCTTCAATTAATTCGCTTTCACGTTTGTTTTTGAAACGTTTAACGGTGTCATTGTAGTTTTTGTAGTACCATACATATCCGGATTTGCCTCCTGCTAATCCATCAACATATAACCAAGTTTTTTGAGCCAAGTTTGAACCATTCTCTTTTACCATCTCTTTAGTGATGATAGGAGTTTGTTGCAAATAACTAACTTGTGAATTTAATCCTTCTTCCATACCTGAAGTTCCTTTTAAGAATTCAGATCCGAAAGCATAAACTCTAAGACCTGTTGTTCCGGACCATCCACCAGTTGTACCACATAAAGCGGTAAAGGTGTCAGCAGTAACAGCAGAAATACGTCCTTTAGTAGTTGTAGCACCATCAGAAGTAGTTACTTTGATAGTTTCTCCAACACGTAGTCCGTGAGCAACAGAAGTGAACACGTTAGCAGAACGAGTAACAGCAGTCAACAACTGAGTTAAACGACCTTCTTCAGTCCATTTAATGTTATCAGATTCGAATGGCATCTCTTTAGCCATTTTTTCAAGCATACCACAGATGTCCTGAGAACCATAAATTTGAGTAATTTCTTGGTAGGTTTCAGGCAAAAATTGGTTTAAATAATCGAAATCGTCGTTCCACAAAAAGTTAGTGGGTGTCGGTGTTTTTGTAGCAGTAGGCGTAAACCTTACTGCTGGTGAAGCATTTACTGACATAGCGTAAATAGGTTTTTAGTTAAAATCTTTTTTTAAAACTCATTTAGCCAATAAGAAATGTTATTCGACGACTCTTACAGTTACTTTTCCTAGAGATGTTCCCGGCTTTCTGACCGTTGTGTTCATCGAAATGTTTTTCGATTCTCTATCCTCTTGTTCTGCGTAACTTGATTTGCCTAGATTATAAAAATGTTCGGCAAATTTATCAGGATTCATTGCAGCGAATAACGCTTTGTGATACCCTTTTGGATCGGCAATATTGCCTTTGTCGTCAAAATATTTCTTTTGGAAATTTATAATATCAAGTTGTTCTTTTTTGGACAACTCTACATTCGATGGTTTGATTGCTAATTCCTGTCCATCCACTTTTACTTTAAAACCTTCAAAGTCTTTAGTGAATACCGATTCAGTAGCTTTTACAAAATCATCGTACTGTTTACGATAAACCTCCGCATTGGCTTGTTGTTGCTCTACAATTTGTTTTGCAGTCTTGTAATCTTCCGGAATTAAGTCTTCAGAACCTCTGTTAACTTTATACAATTCCTTACGACTTTCAAGGGTTTTTAACGCATCTTGAGCATCAACTTTTTGGGCTAACTTACGAAGACGTATTGTTCTCTCGTCGTCAATATCTTCGTCATAGCCGTATTTATCTTCAAACATCAATTGAATATCTTCATCTTCAAAAGTAGGATAATCAATTTTCATTTTTTCGATAATTCTTTCTTGTTCGGAAACTTGGCTCCAATCTTTTTGAGTAGCCAAAAAATCATTGTAGTTGCTGTTTCCTGTTTTTTCCGTAAATTCAATGAACTTTTCAACTTCCGGTGAAAGTTTTTTAGATTCTTTTGGTTTCAAATCTTCTAAACTTTCCGCTTGTAATCCTTTAGATTTTAAATATTGGATTACTTTATCATCATCTATTTCAAATACCGGAACTTCCGGTGTTTCAACTACTTCTTCTTGTTGCTCAGTTTGAACTTCTTCATTCTGATTTTCAACTTGCTCTTCTTGAAAACTTTCCTCATTTCTATAAGCCGGTTCGATAAAATTATCATCAACCGGAGTAATAGTAATTTGAGGTGTTTCAACTTGCTCTACATTTGAATTATCTGTTTGTTCAGCAGTAATTTCTTCTTGGTTGTTGTTTTCAATTGTCATGTTATTGTGTATTAGATTTGATTAATTTAACTAACTAACGTTCATTAGTTGATGTGCCAAAGATATAAAAAAACATTTACATTGTAATTATTTATGATTTTTTACAAAGTGAACGCATCCATACCTATATTTTCCGCTTGAAAATCTTTCGGCTGTCCGTTTGTTTCACGCTGTTTTATCATTTCTGAGTTTTGCGTAGCTTGTTCGCGTAAACGTTCATCCTTACGGTCTTCGGTTTCTTTTATCTTTTCTGCTTGACCTGAATTGACAATCATTTGAAGTTCGTTCTTTCTGTTGTATTCGGTTTCAATTGTTATTCTATCTTGTTCACCTCTTGCTTTTTCTTTTTCAATTTCGCCTTGAGAAATCATTTGTTGAACTGCTTGTTTTAACTGAGCTTCCATAGAGAATGTTTTTTGTTTCTCTTGCTCAACTGCAATACCGGCTCTTTGATTTGCATCTGCTTGATAATCGAATTCCTCTTTTTTTCTTTGTGATAAAAGTTTTTCTCTCTTTTTTCTAAGAATTGAAAGGTAATCAGTAGCATGACTAATATTTGCAATACGCAAAATTCTATTTTTATCTTCAGTAGTAATCGCTTGATTTTGTACTTCAATCGATAAATCTTGTTCCAATTTCAATTTTTCTTCATCATCCGGCATTAATTCCAATGAAATAGCGAAATCGTGGTTGTGTAAATCTTTAATTATATCCAATTGAATAACGGCTTCTGAGCCAATTTTTCTAGCGAAATCATCGCGTAAATCTGAGTATCTTAATAAATCAGCAGTTCTATAAACAATAGCCTCAGCCATTCTTTCAGTACAATCGTTTGCTGCTTCTAAAATATGACGAGTCGCTGTATTGGAGTTTAATGCTGCAAGTTTCTGTAATCCTACTAATGAATCTTTATCCGGAGTAGATGCGTCACTTGCTTTGTTTAGTCCGATTACTTCACGCATCATTTCAATAAGATTGTTTCTTTCTTCTCTTAATGCTTGGAGTTTTACAAGTCCGCCTCTGCCGGTTACTAATTCACGAATTGGTTGACTAGCTTGATTGTAATCCCCATTTTGTCCATACATAGTTGCTAAAACCGAACCTGTTTGGAAGAACATATCTAATAAGTCTTGTGGTCCTAAAACACCTCCTTCACCTAAATCAATCT